AATTGCTGCTTATAAAAATTCAAAAGCACAAGAACAAATTGCAAAAGCAAATGAAGTACAAAATCTTCAAAATCAAGTACAAGCATTAACAAATCAACTTGCAAAGAAAGATTTGAATGAACTAGCAACAAGTTGTGCATTAGAGCTTGGAATTGATGCAAAAAAAGTATCACCAATTTTAAGAATGGTTGATATGAGCAAAGTTGATTTAAAAAGCGATAAAGCAAAAGAATCAATGACAAATGCAATTAATGAGGTTTTAGAAGTTTTGCCAGAACTAAAGCCTCAGACAACGGAAAATAAAGGTTTCCAAAAAATAGGAGCCGACAATAGCAATAATAATGGAACAAGTACAGATGATATGTTAAAAGCTATTTTTGGCGGATAATAAGGAGGGTTTAAAAAATGGCAGTTTACAATTATGCTGATATATTCAGTAATCATTTAAGAGAATTATATGGACATGAATTAACTTCAATAGATTTATATGATTCTAATACAGATTTACAAGTTATTAATGGAAAGAATTTAAAAATTCCAAAATTAAATGTTAGTGGTTATAAAGACCATACGAGAGCATCTTTAGGATTTAATGCAGGAACAGCAGCTAATGATTATCAAGTAGTAACATTAGACCATGATAGAGATATCGAATTTCCTATTGATCCAATGGATGTTGATGAAACAAATTTAGTTGTTTCTATTGCAAATATTCAAAAGAGATTTGAAAAAACACAAGCTATTCCAGAGCAAGATTCTTATACATATTCAAAATTATATTCTGAATTTGTAAGAGCAGGTGGAACAGTAGATACTACTGCTTTAACAGCAGCTAATATTTTAGGAAAAATTGACGATGATCTTTCAGCAATGGAAGATGCTGGCGTTGATTTATCAAGAGTAATAATGTATACAACATCTGCAATTAAAAAATTGTTAAAAAATGCAGATGGTATTACAAGAACTTTAAATGTTTCTAATGCAAATGGAATTGATAGAAGAGTACTATCAGTTGATGATATTAAGAAAATTGTTACTGTTCCAAGTGCAAGATTTAAAAGTGCATACAACTTTACAAATGGTTGTGTAGCAGCTACTGGTGCAAAACAATTATATTACATTTTAATTGATCCAGAAGCACAAGTTTCAAGAGTAAAATACTCTTACATTAAAGTATTTACTCCAGGATCTGATTCAAGAACATCAGATAATTATTTATATCAAAACAGAAAGTACAATGGTACTTTTGCTATTGATGAATTAATTACAGAAGGTTGTAAAATTCATGCAGAAGCTTAATCTAAAGAAAGGAAAAAGTATTTATGAAAGCTGTAAAAGATAATAAAGAATATGATATTACTGAAAATCAAAAAGCAGAATATCTATCACAAGGATACGATATTGTAGAGAATGGAAAAGTTGTTGAATATTCTCCTAAAAAGACAATTGCTTATTCAGAATATCAAAAAGTAAAAGAAGAACTTGAAAAAGCAAAAGAAAATAACTCTAATGCAGAGTTAACAAAACAAGTAGAAGAATTAACTAAAACTAATGCAGAGTTAACAAAAGCAAATAGCGAGTTAACAAAGCAAGTAAAAGAGTTAACTAAACAAGTTGAAAAAGCTAATTAGTTTTAGTGGAAAAGAGGCTACAAATGGCAAGTTATGATGAAATAAGGGAACTTGATTTAAATGCCTATATGACTTTTGTGAGTTATGAAGAGGCTTATATAAATTATAGTTACTATACAGAAATCTATAATGGTACAGTTCTTACTGAAGATAATGCTGACGAGTATTTGCGAAAAGCAAGTAGAGATATTGATTCATTAACTTACAATAGAATTGTAGCAAAAGGAATTAATAATTTAACCAATTTTCAAAAACTAATTGTAGGTGAAGTAATTTGTAGATTTGCAGAATTCAAGTATGAGAATAAAGATGTCTTAAATACATTTTTAAATTCATATTCTATTGATAACGTTTCAATGGATTTTGCAAATAGTAAAAATCTAAAAAGAATTGATGGTATCACTATCCCAACAGAATTATATAATCATTTAGAGCAAACAGGTTTAACCTGTAGAAACTTTAGATATTAATGATTTATCCTAATTTAGTTCCTGACATGGTATGTAACATAGATGTGCATATCTATATTGAAGATGAGGGGTTAACAGAAGAAGGAGCTCCTATTGAGGTACTTGATACAGATTTAAAATGTTTTTATCAAGGAACTGCAAAGAAGATACTAACCACAGATAGAAAGACTATTCAATTGAGTGGTAGAGCATTTTTCAACGGAGATATAGCTCCAAATGTGTCTGAAATAACTGGTGGAAGAATTGTGATTTTTGGAGAAACAAGAGAAATTTATCAAGGATTTAAAGCACGAAACCCAGATGGTACAATTAATTATACAAGGTTAGATATAATATGAAAACTGTAATATCAAAAATTAAATTGAATTTTGGTGTTTTAAATAGATTAGATAAAGCGATAGAAGAATCACTTGCAAAAACTGGTGAAGCTCTGAAGACAGAAGTTGTAATTGCACAAGTTGTACCATTTGATACAGGAGCTACTCAAAATAGTGGTTTTGTTGATGATAGTGAGAAAAGCAAAGGAAAAGTAAGTTTAAATTATTCTACGCCATATGCAAGAAAAATATATTTTCATCCTGAGTATAATTTTCAAACAAAAGAAAATAAAAATGCTCAGGGGGAATGGCTTGAATCATATGTTAGTGGAAAAAATAAAAACTTTGCTCAAAATGCTTTTGCTAGATTTTATAGAGAAAGTGCAGGTTTATAAATTATGATAACATTAGTAGATGTAAAAGATTGGTTAAAAGAAAAATTTCCAGATGCGGAAAATTTTTATATAGGTAGATTAGAAAACAAAAAAGAAAAAAGTATTGGGGTGTATGATTTGAATAGGTCAGAGAGTACACCCCTTATTTGTATAGGTGGATTAGAATATAATGCCTATGATGTAAAAGAAGTTAGTATTTTAATTCATTGGAATAAAAATGCTAATGAAACTGAAATAGCTGCTAATAAGTTATTTCAGATATTACTTAATCTAAACGAATCTGAAATACGAATAAATAATCATGATGTATATGTTTTAGAATTATTGGTAAAAAATCCAGTAGATGTTGGAACAACAGATTCGATTTATGAAAGAGTAATTGAAATGAGAATGTATTATGAAAGGAAGGAGAATCTAAATGAGTAGATTAGTTTCAGCAGGAGTTTTTCCTGTTCACAATAACAAATTTGAAATAGGTTTGAATGGAACTGCTTCATCTGCAGCAGCTGATTTTGCTGTTCCAAAAGGATTAGAGAACTTTTCTCCATCATTCGACAATACAATTGAAGAATGGTATGCAATGGATGAAGAAGGCTGGATTAGTAGATTATTAACTGGTAAAGCATGGGCAATATCTTTTACTGGTAAAAGAGTAATAGGAGATCCTGCCAATGATTATATTGCTGGATTATTATTTGAAATAGGACAAGATGCAAATACAATTTTAAAATGGACAATGCCAACAGGAACAGTAATCGAACAAGAAATGGTTGTTTCTGTTACAAATAATGGTGGCGGAGATACTACAAATGTTGGTGCACTAGAATTTGAATTACAAAGCACTGGTAAACCAACTGTTACACCAGCAACTTAAGTTTAACCCTGTAGATTGTAATATATCTGCAGGGCTTTATTTTTTTTATTAAATATGAAAGGAAGTGTTTATATGGCTAGTATTGATATTAGCGAAAAATTAGGAAAAGAGGCAAAAACTATAAAATTTGCAGACAATGCAATATTTGAAGTGGATTGTTCTGCAGATAAATATATGATTATGCAACAAAAATTGCAAGATAAAGAATTTAGCATTCAAGCAATGTACGATATGATTCAAGAGTTATTAGGAGATGGTGCTTTAGATTATGTAAAAAAGATGAATCCAACAATAAAGCATTTAGAGGTTATTGTAACTGCAATATCTGCAGTAGTAAGCGAGGTTAGTTACGAAGAAATGGAGAAACGATTTCAACGACAATAGTAACTATGAAGTTTATTATGATTTATTTGAG